AGATGATAGTGGAAAATATATTAAATCTCCTTCTTGTGGTCTCTCTCCTACCTCTATGTCCTCATCTAACAATAGGAACTGAGATATAAGATCACTAAATCTCTGCTGTGATATAACCATAGTTATTTCATCAGTCTGTCTGATACCAAACTTAGTCAATAGATCTCCACCACCTTGGAAACCATCAAAGTTTTCTAGGTATGCTTCTATAATATATGAGTCATCAAACTGTGATACTACTTCTTCATTAAACACATTATCTTTTTGTATCAACTGTCTAGGGATGTACAGTACATCCATACCAAACATTTTGATATACTCCTCAACAAGGTTCTGTTGAAGGAACTGCTCGTTACGAGTACCGTGTGTGAAGAATACGTTTCTTGCCATTATCCGATCATATCCATTGGGGGCATTTCATACTTAGTTAACATCTCTTCTTCTATCCTATCTAACTCTTGTTGTGCCTGTTGATATATTTGATCACCATTCATAGTGATACCACCAGGTAACTGAGCACCTTGGAACTTACTCAAGTTCTGACCCCACTGTCTCTTGATGAGTTGTGTGGTATATCTCTTGAGGAAGATGTCATCATATAGTGTAGTAAATGATGAAGGATCCAATGCTCTGTATGCATCAAATACTATAAAGTCACCATCGTTTACATCAGTCTTGAAGTCAAGATCCATGTATAACCTGTCTCCTCTTGCTTGGAATCTTATTTGTTTCTGTCCTTCTAGTAACCAGTATATATCTTCTAGTCTTCTGTTTACCATTTCATATGTAAGAATCTCTGTCTGAGTTAGATCCCAAAGATCATTCAATCTCCACTGGTATCTTACATCAAACAAGTTAGTAGTATTCTTAGATGTGAAATCAAATATCTTAATGACTGAGGTAACATGCTCAGGCATGGTAATAAAATTATTCTGCTCAAGAAACTCTGGTTGTCTAGCACCTACCTGTGTCACTGTGGTAGTTGTGTCAGTCTTCATCAAGTCTATAGTTGCTTGATCAAACTTATACTTTAAAAACGTTCTGATATATCCGTCAGTAGATCTCTCTTGAAAAAACTGCAAGGCATCATCAATCAGATCATCTATCTGATCATCATCTACGTTTATTTCTAGGACTGGTGCTCCTAGTTTTCTTAAGGCATACTCTGCTAGAGTTTCCTTACTACTTGGTTTTGCCATTAGACTGTATCGACGTTGAATCTCACCCTTACATAATATGTAGTTGTAGGTAACAGTGTAACGTCACCTGGTAATGTATATGACAGTAAGTTGGTAGAGTTTCCTAGTGATTGGTGTACAATATTTTGGAAAGTATCTGCCTGTGAGAACTGCCAGTCAGTAGAGTTATGTCCGTAACCACTCTTAAATTCTGGTGTTAGAACATTGATAGTAGGATTGAATGACGGAGTAATAGTCTGTACTTCTGGTTGATCTACTACAGGAGTAGAGAACTGTACAGCAGCTGAGTAGTTACTTGTCAATCCTGCGTTGTCTTTAAATCTAACTTGAACTTGATATGTTACATTGAAATCAAGTATACCCACTGGTACTGTAAATGTGGTTAAGTTACCTGTGTCACCACCTGATAAATCAGGAACTGTAATGTTAGCAGTATCATATACTGTGACATTATCTGAGGTTCTCTTAATTAACCAGTAAGACGCTGAGTGTGTTGACCCTGCGTACTGTGATACAAATGCTCCAGATGTAAATGTAGGTTGTCTATTGAATGTTAAATTAGTTGTTGGGTCTTCATTGACACTCAGAGAAGCAGCTGCTTCTACAAACTCTGACTCATTAACAGTTATGGTAGCAGAATCAGATGTGACTGATATAGCATTAGAGTTAGATAATACACAACGATATTCATTATTGACTGTTGGGAATGGTTGTGTGACTGTAGTATATGAAGATTGGTTAGCACCGTTTATAGCTGACCAGTTATTACCACTATCAGTTGACAACTGCCACTGATAATTTATAGATCCAGATGTAATAGCAGCAGTGATACTAAACGTTGCTGTCTGTCCTTCAATGATAGTTTGTGGTTGAGGTTGCTGAGAGATAGAAATAACTCTAAGAACTGTCTGTACAGCATAGGTTGAATCTATAGGATTCTCGGCACCTTCTAGACTTAATCTACACTTAAATCTATCGTCATTGTCATCAGCAAATACTAGAGCAGGAGTAGTGTAAGTGGCATTTGTAGCACCTGGTATCTCAAAGTAATCTACACCATTGTCTGATTTACTCCACTGGAATGTCTGTGTACCACTAGAAGTAGAACCCGCTACAGTGTATTGAGATGTATCTCCTTCATTTCCTGTTGCGTTAACTGGTTGAGCAGTGACGTTATGAGTCCTGTAGACAGTTAGCAAAGCGTTTGAGGTGAACGCATCAGCAGTAGCACCGATAGCCGATAGCTTACAACGATATCTGTCATTATGGTTTTCAGCATATGTCAGTGTTCCCGTTACATATACAGCAGCAGTAGCACCACCTATGTCAGTAAATTGTTCAGTAGTTGTTAGACTGTTACCCTGACCTGAGTGATAATGACACCAGTAATAAAGAGTTGCGGGAGCATTTGGAGGTACGATCCACTCTATAGTTTTAGTAGTAGCAGAACCAAATTCACTAACATACTCTCCCATAGTTTTTGTGACACCATCTAACTTATAGGTTACACCCATCATGTAGTGTCCGTTACCATTATGATCTCCATCAGCACCTGTACTGAACATCAATGGATGTTCTTGAGTGTTGTAGTTAGCATTAGATGAATCAGACTGATCAAAGATATATTGTATTCCTCTTTCAAATTCAACACCTGAAGGTTTCTCTACACCATCAAAATAGAATACACCTGTTGCTTGTCCTCCATTATTATCTACACCGACTGTGACATTTATAGTTTGACTACCATCAGATTTCTGCCATTGGTATGTTACTGAAGGAGCATGGTTAGACCAGATACTATTGTACAGTTCTTCATTAGCAGCAGTCTCTGCCTTAGCAGAAGCACCACCACCAGCTGGTGTCACCCAGTTACCAACTCCAAATGAAGAGTTTAGTAGTGATGTAATTTGTTGTGTCTGTACTGTACCAGCTGCTGTGAATGTAGCAGTCTGTCCTTCGTTCTTAGTTTGTGGATCAGGATTAGCAGTAACAGCTACAGTAACAGTTTCTACCTGTAACTGAGCAGCATTAGAAAATACGTTAGAAGCACCAGCCGCTGATATCAAACATCTATATTGGTACTCATCAAACTGTGCTGAGAGTGTAGGTGTTGTATATGATGCTGAGGTTGCTCCTGATAAACTTGACCAGTTATTACCATCATCTAGTGATAACTGCCATAGGTAATTGATATCAGCACTATCACCATCAGATAAAGTAGCAGCTACTGTGAAATCTCTAGTACCACCAACAGCTCCTGTTTCATTCTGTGGATGTTGTGTTATTGTTATAGTTCTTGTGACTGATAGTAGAGCACTATTAGATGTTATTTCTGATGCACCAGTTGCGTTGACTCTACATCTAAAATAATCACCATTGTCAGCGTCAAAGGACGCGGGAGGTGTACCACCACTATCGTATGTTGTAGCTGTAGTAGTATATGTACTAGATGTAGCACCTGGTATTTGATGCCATACTGCGTTGTCTTCAGATTTATCCCAAGCATATGTAAGAGAAGCTCCATCAGCAGTAGAAGCAGTTATACTAAAGACTGCTGCTGAAGGTGCGACTGCTGCCTGTGGTGATGGCTGTGCTTGTATTGAAACAACTCTGGTTACAGTCAGTGTAGCAGCGTTTGTTGTTGTACTAGCAGCTGCTGTATTAGTATCACAAACACATCGGTACTGCCATCCATTGAATGCGTACTGATCATCTACAGTAAGTGTATCTGATGTCTCTCCACTATGTCCTGATAGACTACTAATACTTGTCCAAGCACCACCTGTACTATACTGCCACTGATATGTGACTGTAGATCCATCAGATGAACTAGCGTTTAGAGGACCGAAGGTAGCGTTAGTTCCTGCTCCTGCCTCTATGGTTACATCAGATGGTTGATCACCGATAGTAACTACAACACCTGTACCCAGTGTGAGGAAGTGATAGTTTCTTGACTCTCCAGAACTGTCCTCTGTGACTGTGATGTTAAAGAATGTATCTTCGTATGATGAGGTAACTGTACCAGACAAAACACCAGTCGAAGTATTAAATGTCAGTCCTGTATTTGATATACTGTCACCTGATAAAGTATATGTTTCTCCCGCGTTGAATAGTTCATTCGCATAACTCTTGAACTCATCAACACCTATGTCTAAACTTTGAGCACTATTGTGAGCAAATCCATCACCCCCAATTTTACCAGTGGTTACTTGATTACCTGTACCAGTTCCTTGGATAGTCTTGATATAGAATGGATGGCTAGATCCTGCTGTAGTATCGAATACTAGAATGTCACCTATGGTAGAACTGATTCCTACATCATCACCACTCTGTCCTGCTGTGTTGTTTGCTTGTACAACGATAGTACCGTACATATCATTGTGAGCAGTACACTGATAGTAGTATGTGCCAGGTGTTACGCCATTTGTAATCCACTTGACAGTACCAGAACCAGAATTACCACCACCTGTGTATGTTCCTGTTGACACCTGATTAGATGAACCAGTTCCTTGAACAGTCTTAATAA